ATTACAATTGAGCCTTGGTCAATTAGAATATCACAATCGTTTTTATATCTAAACTCATCACCACCGTTCATATCATAATGATTTATTTCATATCTACTACTTAATATTTTTTTGAGTTCATTCGTATTGTGTGCGTCGAACCTGTGACTTGGAATACCCCTATGAAAAGTGTATATGTTTAGTGTTCTCATTTCAACCCCCTCATTTATTAAATGTTATACGATAATCAAAATTGTTAATTTTAATCCATCTTAAATCTGTGTCTGCATTGAATTCAGTTACATCAGCACTAACATCGTTATATCCGTAATCAATGCAATTTTTCAATTGAGATAACAATATATGATTTCTTATAAAATCAGTATCATCATCTTGTGGTTTACTATCTTCGTGATATAGGGCATAAAATAATCCATCATTGTTTCGTTTCCATTCGTATCCATGAAATCTTAATCGCTCTCGTGTATCATCATCCTCTTTACCCCAACCCTTATAGTATGGATTCAACCCTCCAATCTTTTCAAATAAATTTCTATGAAGAACAAATACTCCACCGGAATGATCACCGACTGTTACATCGAAGTTTCTATATCCACCGGGTATATCATTATAACTGCGTTCGGTATCATTCTCGTCTAAGAATTGAACTTTACCAACAGGATAAAATGGAACAAACTCATCAGTATCGTATGATATATTTGAAACAGGATAATAATCTACATCGTGAAATATTAAAAGTTCACCATTTGATTTTTTAGCAGCAATATTATACAGAGAATTCTTCTGAAACTTATCTGTGTCATCTTGTTCTACTACTAGTATTTCATATTCCGTACCAACAAAAATTTCTCTAAGTCTTGGTAATAATTTAGATAGATGTTGGTGTCTATCTCTGTAAGGAATTATTATTGAGTATTTCATAATCTATCCCATTGATGAACTATTAAATAATTGTCTATTGTTTTCAAATCAAACTTAATCTTTCCACTTGCAATAACGTGTAAGTGAACTGCGAAGTTATTATCAAGGTTTGTGAAAATGGTTTTGTCTTTGTATGTAGTTTGAATTAGATAATTAAATGAAGTTTGGTCTGCAACAAGTGGTTTACCAACTGACAAAAGGTAAATGTCTCTTGCAATATCTCTCACCAATTCAGTTTTACCACCAAATACCCCAACATTATAAACTTCTTTATCCATTAATATATCAGCACCGATTGCTCCTAAATTACTAAACAAATGATTTTTATTCCATTCTTCTGATTCATATCCAATAACTTCACTCGAAGCAATTAATTTATCGGTTGGTATTGAATGAAATGGATTTCCATTAAAGTAAACATCTCTAACATCAGTTATAAGTACAGATTCAAAATTGCTACTATCTTCTTCGTTAAGTAACTGCCATATATGGAAGAACCTAATGTTATGAATTAAATTATAAGATGTTTCTAAATTATTGTTAGCAGTGTTAGTTTCAAAATGGCGTAGTTCTTCGGAATAAAAATTATGTTTTGGAACTATAATAGTTACATTCTTAGTAAGTAAATACTCATTCAACGCTCTGTTTGTTGCATTATAAAGAAGTAACACTCTTGTAACATCAAAATCATCAGATGATTCTAACCACCGCTTTACGTCAGAAACATTATAATTACCACTTATAGCCCCGATTAAAAGATTTTTCATATATTTTATTATATAGTGTTATAAAAGTTATTTTGTTTTTCTTGACGTTCGATTGTTTTATTATGAAACAAGCAATAATGAATTTCATCTGGTAAATTAGAATACGAAGAAAATCCGTTTAATCTTTCATGTACTTTGTTTTTCCAAACAATATTTTCTACATTTCTGTAAATTCTTGTTTGCCAATCTGGCCAATTTACTCTACCCAAATCATCATAGTTCCAACGCCATTTCTCTATATGTTCATCTGTTATTCCTTCCACCGTATTCCAACGTGGAACTAAAAACATATCGGTATCACTATTTTCTTTAAGAATTTCATGTATGTCTGCCATCAAACCTTCGGCAGGTATTTCGTCAGCATCGATATTAAAAATCCATTCTTTTGTACAATACTTTTTCAAATTGTTTTTAAAACTTGCAAAATCTTTATTCAAAGGAAAATCTATAACAGTTAGATTTTTAATTTTATCTTTGTGTTTTTCTATTACATCTTTTACTGCATCTGTTACAGTTGTACTATCCATCTGTAAAACTATTTCATCAGTTTTAGATATTTTACTAATTAAGTAATGTAATAATACATTCAATTCCGTATCCTCGGTTGATACCGTTATTGTATAAGAAATCATAATTATTCCCCATCAACCGAAAGTTTTTTTAGAGTTGGTAATTTCTTCAACTGTGGTAAATTTAGTTGCATCTTCTGAGCAAACTTTGGTAATTTTTCATCTAATAGTTTTTCAAACTTTGTTTTCATATAATCAAAAGACCAAATTTTTTCAATTTCTCTAACAGATCGTTTTGAACTTTGTAAATATTTTCCGTAGTTATTAAATACCTTGTCTAAAGTAACTGCTGCATTTTGGTAATCAACGGTAAACCAAGATGATTCTTTTTGAATAACTCCTTCCCAAACTGCACTTGGATGAACTTGCTTAACTTCACCTTTAAGATGTATATGGAAATTTTGATTAACAAAGTCTGTGTGTCCACTCCAACCAGAAACAATAACAGGTTTACCTGAAGTTATAAATTCCGCAATTGGTCTTCCATAGCCTTCACCCTTTGTGAATGAAACAAGAGCTTTAACTTTTTTATGGTTATATAAAGAATTCATTTCACTATCTGTTAAATCACCGTGTAATAAGTAAACATTTGGTAAACTTCTTTTTGTACTCATATGTTTAATTAAATTAATTTTTTCAATTATTTTACTACGATCGGTTACAGCAAATGTTCCTGCTGATGCCTTTAGTAATAATGCAGGTGGATTTGGTCTATCCCCAAATGTTTCAAAGAATGTGTATAGTAATCCCGATAAATCTTTTCTATCTTGACCAAAATCACCTTTTAGCCAGTGACCTACAAATAGATAAACAAAATCTTCCTTTATAGTATCTAATTTTTCAACAACAGTTGTTTGTAACAGGTTGGATTTATTATATATATCTGTACGAACACCTTCATGTAAAACCTCAACCGGAACTGTAACTGATACATTACCGATTGGTTGATTTGTTGCCTTATCGTGTTTTGCATAGCTTGTTTCTACTAAAACTTTTTTAGCATGGCGAGACGGTACAATAACCATATTCATTTTATTACAACCTTCAATCCATTCTGGTGCGCAAATATCAGTTTCAATCCCAGCTGTAATTCCTATATTATATTTACCAACTGGTTGAAATTCATTTGGAATAGTACATTGAATCCAAACATCTGGTTGAGATTGCAATGGTGTGGTTCTAACTAAATCTAATATTCGTTTATGTTCTTCATTTTCAGGACTAAGTGCATTCATTGGAGTCTCTCCCCAATTTATAGAAATTACACTTATATTAAATTTATCCATTTCTATAAGAGAAAGTAATAAATCTCTTGCGTGTGCACCATAACCACTCATAGTTGCAATTGGTCCACAAAATACTAATTCTGGTTTATAACTCATTTTATCCTCATACTAAATGTAATTCAAAGCGTTTTCTTGGTTCAAACTTTTCAAGTGTTTCATTTATACTATCCGCTACTCTTTCACACATTAAACTACGTGTCATACCAACATCTTTATTGCTTACAAATTCACGCCCTTTAATTCCTGCGAGTTTTCTATCTGCCTTTGGGGTTTTATACCATTCATACAACGCTTTTCCAATATCTCTAAAGTCTGCTCTATCATCAAAAATATAAGGAGTTGGTATAGAACCTTGTAATGAAATGTTTGATGGCCAAACTGGTTTAACCCATTCACCGTGTTCTAAGTGTCCCCATTCATCTTTTCTATGAAGTGTGTGTACTTCTAAGTAATCATCTGGTGTAAAATACTTGCCAGTTTTTGGATTTATGAAACCACATTGGTCTTGTAAACCACCTGTGACATTTACAACAATCGGAGTACCTGCTGTAATTGCTTCCGCTGTTCCCAAACCGAAACCTTCATTTGAAGCCATATTAAATACAACGTCTGCTACATTGTACAATATATTTAGTTTTTCACTCGGTATAACTTTTTCATCGAACAATACAGAATAATCGTTACAAAGTTCACCAACTAAAGCAACCAAGTCTGTTCCATTTGGATCCATGGGTTGGGTGTGCATTAGTAATACACAATCTTCTGCAGCATTTCCACCTGCTTTATCTATTAAACTACACATTTCTCTATATGCAAGAACAACGTCACCTGGATGTTTTCTGTGTATGTTTCTATTATTCCACATAACAACAAACTTATCTGAATTATCTCCACGAATCTTTTTACTTTCTTCTTGTAACTCATTCCATTTTTCAGAATCTTCTGTTATTGGATGAAACATTGTAGAATCGATACCATGTGGAATATAAGTTATTCTGTGTTTTGGAACTTCTTCACCGAATCTTTTTAACACTCTACTGTTTATACCATATGTTTGTTTTGAAATTGCCATTAATGAATCACAACTAGCATACGCTTCTTTATTCCACATTGGATCTGTTGGAGAATTTCCAACTAAACCCGCACCATCCCAAATGTTCAAGTACATCAGCGGAATTTTAGTTCTTATTTCGTGTTCCATATTATACAACCAACCCCAAAATCTTGGATCTGTGAAGTGTAATATTGCATCTGGCTTTTCTGTATCTATCATTCTACGTAATAACATAGAATCGCCATAACCATCGTTACAATATATCCTAATAGAAGCGTCTTGAACTCCAGTTAAGTTTCTTGCGTCTTGGGATAAATCTAAAACTTTACCCTTGTCTGGATGATTAATTGCAGCACCAACCTGTACCCAATCATAATGCTGTACCGTTCCTATAACCATATCACGAGAAACGGTTGCTATACCAGACGTTAGCCTTAAATCGTCAGATAATAATAATATTTTTTTCTTTGCCATACAAAACCTTTATAAATTTAATTTATTTTTCAAATAGATAAACTACCAGACAAATGTGCTTGAATCAACTTCTCAACCAATCCACTTAATTTGTAACCATTTTCGGTACAATATTTTAGCATATCAGCTTTAATATTTTGCCGAATTTGAATACTTGAATATTTAGATTTTTCATCCACGATTTTCTCCAATGTTTATATTAATTCCATACATACATAAGTATATACCAATTATAGAAAACAATAGAAAATAGTAGAAATTATTTTAGAACGGTAGGGTATTTCTTTTTTCTTTTGGACATAGTTCTTCAGACTTGTTGAAATCACAAAATTTACAATTATAATAGTCATTACCACCTTCTGGTGTATAAACAACATCTAACTTAAATTCACCGTCTTCTGTAAAGTTGGTGGTTATAAATTCGTGTATTTCTTTTTGAATTTGATTCTGAGAAACTTTTCCGTGCGATGGTTCAAATCGTTGAACTCTTTTTTTCATTACTTCATATTCAGCATCTTCCCGTATCTTTCTTCTTAGAATAAGATATTCAATGTGAATATTTTCTGGACTAACATTGTATTGTTTTGCGTAATATGTTTTATACAAAACAAGTTGCGATACTTTTGCTTTATCATTCTTTTGATACTTACCCCATCCGCCAGTACTTGTTTTGAAATCGTAAATATAAATCTCATCTGTTTTTGTATTCTTTATTACCAAGTCCAAAAATCCAACAAGTCTTACAGTTGAATGAGTTTCAAGTGGAATTATATTAATAGGTAATTCTATTCCAACTAACTCATAATCTTTCTTTAAGAAGAAGTCTGCTCTATGCGCCTTGAACCATTTTAGAATTTCAATACCATCATTACAATACTCAGCAAGTTCATTTTGATTTGAGAAATGTACACCATTTGTTTCAGTAAGTATTTTTTTATAATGTTCCTTCAAACCATTCTGAAGCATAGTATCTAATTCTAAAGCATTGGCTTCGTTTATTGATTTTTCATATATAGTCTTTACATATTCTTGCAGAACTTCATGCATTACCGTTCCAAACAACATTGCTATGTTTGGGGTAAAAATACCAACCTTATCTTTGTAAACAAGTTTCCATCTGTGTGGACAACCTTTCCACATTTGATATTGTGAAAATGATATTTTTTTATCAGACATTTTGTTTTTTTGCCCTTAATGGTACGAATAAATTGACAATAGGTAAGTTACCAGTATCATAGAATACACCACTAAAGAATTGGCCTGCTGTTCTTAACATAGCATCGTAATCTAATACACCATATTGGTTTACGGACGATTGCATTATCTTGAAAGCGTTTGGATTTTTGATAGCAAGTGAATCTGGATTTGTTTGATACTCCTTCAATACCTGCTGTACATTTAATATTCTAGTACCATCATATTCTGCTGCATATAAATTATTACTCTTAACCATATGCTCAACTTTATTTAAGTCTGTATAGTAAAATACTCTTGGTACTTTCGATAGTCTATAATCATTACGTGACCAAGAGGATGGACGTTGACTTGATAATGCCGGATCGAGAACTGCTACATTTCCTAAATCTTCTTTTGAAAAGTGATATAACATAACTCTACCACTAAGAGTAAACGCTTCCATTATCAAGTCTTTTAGTTTCATCCAATTTTCTCCCATTCTAAATCTTTATTTCCAAAATGACCATACTTGGCAGTCTGTAAATAAATAGGAGTTTTTAATTTTAATCTTTCAATGATTCTACTTGGAGTTAAATCAGCATGAGTAAATTTACCAAGTCCATATTCTTTGCCAGTTGTTGGATCAAATATACGATATGAAACAGGAAACTCTTCACCGATTACATATGCTAATTGAACTTTAATTTTATTTGCTTTTGGATTTTCATGAAGTGTTGTTATAGCGATGTGACGAGCCATATACGCTGCACTTCTATCAACTTTACTTGGATCTTTACCAGAGAAAGCACCACCGCCAATTTCACAATCAGCACCGTATTGATCAACTACAATCTTTCTACCTGTTAATCCACAATCAGAAACTGGACCACCAACATTCCATTCACCTGCTGGATTTATATGGTAAACAGTTTTATCTGTAAATAGTTCCGCAAGTTCTTCTGGAATACTTTCTAATACCGTTGGTAAAATATCAGAATGGAAATACTGTCTAAGTTGTTGAAGCGAAATCATTTCAGAATGACAAGTTGAAAATACAACAGAATGAATACCTACTGCTTTATTATTGTCATACACAACAGACACTTGACTCTTCATATCGGGACGAAGTTTCTGTACATGACCTAATTTACTACCTTTTTTTCTAATATCTGTTGCAACTTCAATTAGTTTTTTAGCCAAGTAAATTGCTATCGGCATATACGTTGGAGTTTCACGAGTAGCATAGCCAAACATAATACCTTGGTCTCCTGCTGTAACAACATCTCCTTTATCAACCGCTTGATTAATCTCTAATGATTGAGTTGATATATTAAAGTGAATCCGGCAATGGTCTGAATTGAAGAACGGTGATTCTTCTTTTGTATAGCCAATGTCTTTTATAAGTCCTTTAATTAATCTAGTTAGTGATAATTCTAAAGTTCTTTTATCTTTATCAACCGTTGATTTTATTTCACCAGAAACATAAACATCACTATCCTTTACCATTACTTCACACGCAACTTTTGCATCTGGATCTCTTTCCAAGTACCAATCAAGAACTGCATCTGAAATTTGGTCAGCTATTTTATCAGGATGACCTTCACTTACATATTCCGAAGTCCAAATATATACACTCATTATTTCCCCCATTTACCAGATTGAACAAGTTGTGCGATAATTCCATAAACAGAAATATCTTTGAATGTATCATTTAAGGATTCACCAACTGCATCCTGTGAACCAAACATAATCATTTGTTTGTATCTGTTTATTTTATCATTAATTCTAAAGAATAAACCTTGTAAAGAAAGTTTACGATCATCCTCTCTCTCAAGATTACTCCCCATGGAAATATTATCTGGACCATAGTTCTTTTGTTTTCCACAGAATAGTTCGTACTGTTCTTGCTGAATACGTTTAAATTCTTTAGTCATAGTAGGAAACTTTTCTTCCATTTCGGAAACAACACCACTTTGTTTCCTTCCTAAATCTATTTCTTTAATTGACATTCTGTTCCTCATTTTATTGTCTTCAATTTCTTTTCAAAATCTTTTATTGCGTCTTCCTTAGTACCGTACTTCTTTAGTATAGTAGTAAGTTCGGTTGGATTAGTAGTTTTCAGAAAACGAATATACTCAAACACTTCGCTCTTTCCAAGTTGAAAATGGTTACAAAATAAAGTAATCATTTCTGGTTCTATGTTAACTCTGTTCTTAGCTTTAACATACTTTAGAAAGAACGAATGTTTTGGTAGAGTATCCGATAATAGTTTATAATAATCTTCTGATGATAATATTCCATTCGAGTATTTTTGAAATTCGTTTATAACTTCCACAAATTCCGGCTCCATAGAGAAGAAACGTGAAATCATATAGTTACTCCAACTCTTCTTATCTTCTTCAGATAAGTCTTCCCACTTTGTCTTACGTAGTGTAACACCTTTTAAGTGGTCGAATATATTCTTAGCAGCCATTATTAAAATCCTATTAATCGTTTAGTTGTTGTCTTTTTGATGGTAAAAATTCTTCATTAATATTTCCACACTCAAGACAAGCGTATGTTGGAATTGGAATAATTCCTTCTTGTCCAGTTGGTGACAGTAATGCAGAAATCTTTTTAAAGAATGTTACTGCATGAAAAAACTTCCCGCCACAATTAGAACAAGCAATATCACTTGCTTGATTTAAGTCAACATTAATTCTTTGTCCTTCTTGTCCTGGTGGTTGTCCACCTCCATTAATATCAAATACACTCATCCTTTCCTCCTTTGTTCAATTTCCATAATAATTTGAATAAACATTGCCATTGCATTTATTTCGTGGTCAACCACAAAACTATCTTTATATTGTGTCTCTGCAATGATTAAAATAATAGTTGATACAAAACCGCTTGCGTAACTATCTACATTATCATAGAGATAACGAAACAGTTGATTAAAATCTCTCGCATGATTGTCTGCAAGTATCTGACGAATACCTTCAAACTTCTCTTTTTTGTTTTTATTTGATTTCAGTAAATCAACAATAGTTGAAAAGTAATTAGTTTCCACTAATGTTGATTCATCTAATTTCAGTTTACCATCGATTACGCATCGTTGAGTTGTATTAATAACTCTACGAATATCAGGATAGTTTGAATTGATAATACTAACAAGGTGGTATTGGTTGTATGTAACTTTCTCGCTCTCCAAAATGCTTACGATGTGTTGTGCAACTTCTTTCTTTGATGGTGGTACTATGTTAAAGATTTGACAACGAGATTGAATCGGGTCAATAATCTTTTCAACATAGTTACAAGTTAAAATGAAACGAGTAGTTTTACTGAATGTTTCAATTACATTACGAAGTGCTGCTTGAGCATTGGGCGTAAGATAATCACTTTCATCAAGTATAATAATTTTTAATCCACCAAATCCAATTGAAGAAGCAAACTGTTTGATTTTATCACGAACAGTATCTACGGAGTTTTCGTCTGACGCATTGATATAAATGTAGTTATCTTTTGCGATAGAGTTCGCAACAATCTTAGCAAGAGTTGTTTTACCGCTACCAGCATCGCCATGTAAAAGTAAGTGCGGTACATCATTTGTTTTAATATATTGTTGAAAAGTTTCTTTAACTGTTGGATTCCCAACG